AGGCAATTAGAGGGCAAGAACGAAGAAGATATTGTAAATGGTATGGCTACACACTATACCGAGATCGAAAAGAATAATCCAGACTATGTGAGGTGGAAACTTCAGAACTTAAATTAAACTGTATTAACAGGGTTTACTCAAACAAGAGGTAAAAATGGGAAGAAAAACAAAACTAGAAGATGACATTCAGCAGAGGTTAGTAACAGCCATAGAGAGAGGTTTATCTATTGAAGATGCTTGTGTGTATGCTGGAATTACTAAGAAAACTTATTATAACTGGATTAATAAGAACACTGATGAGATCAAAGACGAAGCAGAAAGAAAAAAATTTTTACACTTTTTACACAATATAAAAAAGGCTCAGTCAGAATGTCAAATGTATTGTTTGGATTTCATAATGAAAGATAAATCTTGGCAATCTAAGGCTTGGGTATTAGAGAGAAGATTCCCTGATAGATGGGCTAAAAAAGATATGACAATCAATGAAAATAATGAAAAGGTAATAAACTTCACATATGGCTAAATATAGAGGTAGAGATGTCAAACTAAACAAACCTAGTCGTGGTGATGTGAAGAAGTTTAAGGTATTTGTACGAGACAAGAAAACTGGGAATGTTAAGAAGGTAAACTTTGGACAAAAGGGAATGAGTATTGGTAGGAACGACCCAGCTAGGAGAAGATCATTTAATGCGAGAATGGGTGCTATATTAGATGATGTTAAAGGACAGAAAACACTATCACCAGCTTATTGGTCATTACAAGCATGGAAAAAAGGCTTTAAATTGTGAATGATAACCAAAAGATTATGCAATGGCTTAATCAAACAGTTAATGGCTTGAAGCCAACTGAAGAAAAAGAATTTTATTTTAATAGTGATTATGCTGGTCGGAAAGTAACCATAAAAGTAAAGATTGATGCCCTTAACAGCAACACAGAAACAAGTAGTCCAGAGCAAAGCTAGAAACAGAGTTTTAGTAACTGGGCGAAGATTTGGAAAGACTTACTTAGCAATAGGTGAGTTATTGAAATATGCTTGTCAAGAACCCAAGCAAAAGGTTTGGTATGTAGCACCAACTTATAGACAAGCAAGACAGATCTGTTGGGCAAAGCTGAAAGAAGTTGCAGTAGCAAATGATTTAATTAGTTATATCAATGAGACGGACTTAACGATTAGATTGCATAACAATTCTGAAATCTCACTAAGAGGTGCAGACAGATCATCTGACAGCCTTAGAGGTGTAGGATTAGACTTTCTTTGCATAGATGAGGCGGCTGATGTCCCCTCAGATGCTTGGTATAGTGTATTAAGACCAACACTCTCAGATCGAAGTGTAAAAGGTCATGCTTTGTTCTGCGGAACACCAAGAGGTTATGGTAATTGGTTTTATGATATTTTTTGCAAAGGCAAAGAAGATAAAGAATGGACTAGCTTTCAGTTTACAACAGTTGATGGCGGTCAAGTAGACCAAGAGGAGATTAACTCAGCAAAGAATGATCTTGATGAACGGACATTCAGACAAGAGTATCTTGCAACCTTTGAGACATATGCTGGTGCTATTTATTATAACTTTGACCGAGACGATAATGTAAGAAGTTTGAAGGATAATATGACTGCAATTCATATCGGTATGGATTTTAACATTGATCCTATGTCTGCGGCTATATTTCAGCTTCAAAATAATATTATAAATTTTATTGATGAGATCGTAATATACTCATCAAATACAGACGAATTAGTTAAGGAAATAAAAACAAGATACCCAGAAAGACAAATCATTGTTTACCCAGACCCAGCGAGTAAACAACGCAAGACTTCTGCTGGTGGAAGAACTGACTTAAATATATTACAAAATGCTGGATTTACAGTACGAGTTAAAAATGCTCACCCTCAGATAAGGGATAGGATAAATGCTGTAAACTCTAGATTAAAGAATACAAACGAGCAAAGAATGATGTTCATT